TGAAATCACCATTCGTTGCTGTCTTTGCTCCACCAAAATCTAAAACCACTACTAGTCTATTTGCTGTACTATCAACTGTATCAGAATTGTATATTGCTGCATAAGCTGCAGTAAAAGTTGCACTTGACCAAGTTACGTTTGCAAAGTCAACTGAAGCAACCGCCGTACCTGAAGCAACTCCATTATTAGTTAAAGTTTTAACCGCATAGTTAGAACCTCCACCTGAACTTACTTCGTCAGTAGCTGAATATACAGTACTTGATGTTGTGTATGGAAAAGATCCACTTCCAACATACAGAGACAGTTTAAAAGTGTTTCCTCCTGAATTCTGAAAATCGTGTTGTCCAGAAAAGAGTGCACCTCTAAAACTAAAAGGTATTATATTTGCCATATTA